CAGGGAACGGCAGCTACTGGCTGGTGATCCACGGCGATACGTGGTCAGCCACGGACGTGCTGCACGTGGCGTATGGCAACAGGTCCGGGGAAGTGTTCGGACGCGGCGTGCTGGCCCAATACTGCGAATGGCTAGGCGGCGCTGTGGCAGCGGAGCTGCACGCCGGTAGCTACTTCGCTGGCGGCGCCATGCCACCTGCTGTCCTGCAATCCCCGAACGTGCTGACGCAAGACCAGGCGGATGAGCTGAAAGGCGCCTGGCGCCAGGTGGCGAACACGCGCGAACCTGTGGTGCTGCCCATGGGCTACGTGCTGACTCCCCTTATTTCTAACGCGGAACAGAACCAGCTGGTGCAGTCCCGGCAGTGGAACGCGGAAGCTGTGGCCATGCTGCTGGGTATCCCGCCCTACAAACTAGGGCTGCCCGGAACCACCATGACGTATCAGAACGTGGAGACGGCAGACATTGACTTTGTGCGCGATTCCGTCAGCCGCTATGCCAGCCCGCTGGCTGCCGCGTTCAGCAAGTGGCTGGTGCCGCGCGGCACCGTGGTCAGGTTCGACTACACGGGGCGGATGCGTGCGGACCAGCGCACCACGGCGGACGTGCTGACCCAGCTGACCGGCGCCGGAATCCTGTCACTGGATGAGGCACGCGCCGTCCTGGGACGGCCACCAGCTGCCATCACGTTGGAACCAGAAACCACCCCGGCTGACGTGCCGGAATTGACACCTGCGGAAGTGACCTAGCCATGACTGAGCTACTGATTCAGCGTGCCGCTGCTGGCCCTATGGAACCGTCCGGGGACGGCTGGACCCTGTACGGGCTAGCCGTCCCCTACGGGCGCGAACAGCTGGTGTCAGACGACGGGCTGCTGTATTACCGGGAAGTCTTTTCGCCCGGCGCGTTTCAGCGTGACGTGGCGAAGGGTGGCCGCTGGGTCAATCTGTTCCTAGGCCACAAGGGAGACGACGGGGACAGGTTCCTAGGGCGCTGTGTGGCCATCCATGAAAACCAGGACGGGCTGTGGCCAACGTTCCGCCTGGACCGGACCCACCCACAGGCGGAAGCTGCCAGGTCTGGGGAGCTGACCGGCTGGTCTGTGTCGGCGCGCATTTATCGCAGCCGTCGTGAACAGGTGGGCGGACAGCCCGTAGTCACCCGGGAAGCCTGTGGCCTGTCGCACGTGGCAGCTACAGCGGTGCCGCAATATGCGGGTGCTGGCGTCCTGGTGGCCCGGGAACACGTGGAGATTGACGCCGGAAGTAATACGCCGCGCCTGGACGCTTTACGCGCCCTGGGTTACGGTCAGACCCAATAAGGACCAGCCACCCAGCACGGCGGAATTACCGGCCACCCTGGCGCGTATTGACCAGCCACCCCGGAATCCGTAGGAACGTAGCTGCCACCCTGGCGAGAATCTTTCGCAGGAAAGGCAGCCCTAGCCATGGGTGCATATCTCGACAGGCTGAACAGCCAATACGACGAAATTCGGACCGGCATTGACGCGCTGGTCAACCGCGCGGCGGACGATAACCGCGACGTGACGGACGCGGAGCAGCAGCAGGTAGACAGGGACCAGTCCCGGCTGACTGAGCTGCGCGGCGCCATCGAGCATTACACGCAGCTGGAAACGGACGGCGCGCAGGTGGCAGACCTGCGTAGCAAGGTGCGCCAGGCGCCCACCGTGGTCCGTTCGTCCGGCACGGGTGAGGAAAAGGCGTACGACATCACGTCCGATTTCCCGGACGCGGGCAGCTACGCCATCGCGCTACACCGCGCCATGGTGCAGAAGGACCCGGCAGCTATCGAAAAAATCGAACGGGCCACCCAGCACCAGAAGCTTGCTGACAACCCTGGCCTGATTCCTAAGCCGGTCCTGGGTCCGATTACGAACCTGATCGACAGCACGCGTCCGTTCATTTCCAGCATTCAGCAGCGTCCGCTGCCCGCTGGAAAGTTCGACCGCCCGTACATTGACCAGCACGTAGCTGTCGCAAAGCAAGCGGCAGAAAAGGACCTGACGGCCAGCCAGAAGCTGACCGTGCTGGCGAAGGAAGTCAGCGCGTCCACCTACGCCGGGCACCTGAACATTTCGCGGCAGGACGTGAAGTGGACCAGCCCCGGAATCCTGCAAATCGTGTTTGACGACTTCGCCACGGTCTACGCCATCACCACCTGTGCGGACGCCTGCGCACAATTCCAGGCGTCCCTGACCCGGGTGCCGGTAGCTATCCCGGACAGCACTGGGGAAGCCATCACGGGCGCGCTGTATGAAGGCGCCGCTGACGCGCTCATCGTGGGCGCCGGGCCACAGGACACGCTGTGGTGCGCGCCGGACGTGTGGGCAGCCCTGGGCGGCAGCTTCAATGCCATGGGCGCGCAGTCCTTCCCGGGTATGTCCCTGGGCAGCCAGTCCGGCAGCCCGCTGGGTCTGCGCCTGGTGGTGGACCAGCACTTCCCAGCTGGCTTTATGGTGGCCGGTCCGTCCCGGCTGCTGGAATGGTACGAAGACGTAGACGGGCTGATGCAGGTTGGCGAGCCGGACGTTATTGGCCAGCTGGTTGGCTACGCCGGATACGCCGCGTTCCTGAACGTTGAGCCGGAAGCGTTCCAGCCGTACACGCTGCCGCCTGGTGCTGTCACGTCACGCCAGTCCAGCGACAGCGACAGCAGCAAGTCCGACAGCAAGCGCTAGCCATGGCTATCCCTGACCTGGCCACGGTGCGCGCGTATATCCACGTGCCTGCCACGGTGCTGCCTGACGCAGACCTAGAACGGATGCGTATGACGGCGCTGACGGACCAGCTGGCACGGTGCGCCTGGCCAGGGATGCTGGACGACCCGCCTACCGAATACCCGGACGCGCTGGCGCAGGCGATGCTGCGCCGTGTCCAGCGTGAGTGCGCGGCTAAGAATCTGCCGCTAGGCATGGTGGGTCTGGACGGTGGGGAGTACGGGCCAGAATCGCTGCCCAACTTCGACGCCCTGATTACCGAACACGAAAAGGCGTTCCGCCGTCTGGTGGTCGGCTGATGGGCAAGCTCGCTGACGCGTCACCCCGGGCCATCACGATGCCGGGCGATACCCGGGCCACCATCGTGGCGGCACTGGGTGGCGTGCCAGGACTGGTGCCCAGCCAGAACGTGCCGGACGTGCCCACCCCGGGCGCCGCCTGGCCTGCCTGGGTGCAGACCACATTCGCTGGCGTGCTGGGCGTACCCGGCACGCCTGCCTACGACGTGTATGTGCTGTTACCAGCTGGCTACCGCGCCGACACCGTTGAGCAGGGAGACAGCTTGCTAGCGCAGGTGGTGGCAGCCCTGTGGCCGCTGGGCCAGGTCCAGCTGGCTGAACCTGTCACGGTCCGTTTCGACTCATCCCAGACCATGCCCGGGCTACGTGTCCGGCTGGTAATGAAAGGCAACTAGCTATGAGCACTACACCTGCTGGCGACCCGTTCCCGCTGGGACCCGGAACGCTGCACATTGGCCAGACGGGCACGCTGATTGACGTTAGCTGCCTGGTGAACAACGCCGTTATCTCATCCGATAAGGACCAGGGTGACGACGTGACAAAGCTGTGCGGAGACGTGGTGCCCGGCGCCGTCACCTACAGCTACACGCTGTCAGGAAACATGGATACGGACGTGGCTGAGGACACCGGATTTTTCGCGCTGTCCTGGGCGCAGGCTGGCGCGCAGCTGTCGTATGACTTCACACCCAGCACGGCTGCCGGGACTAAGGCAGCGGGCACGCTGGTGGTGGACCCGCTGGACTTTGGCGGCGATGAAATGTCGCAAGCCATGGCGTCCGACTTCGAATTTGCCCTTGTGGGTAAGCCGGTATTCACCTACAGCGGCGCCGTGGCTGACAGTCCCATCACGCGCGTGCACGTGGAACGTGACGACGCAGGCGTGCCCGAACAGGACCAGCAGCAGGACCAGGACCAGAAGCAGGGCGTGCCTGCCTGATGGCTGACCGGACTGAGCTGGTAGGCGAACAGCGGCTACGCGCAACGCTGGGCGCTGCACAGCGTGACCTGGAAGACCTGGACGCCAGCAACAGCGGACGCATGGTGGAACAGCGCGCACGCATCGCGGCGCCCAAACAGTCCGGGCGCCTGGCCAGTTCAGTCCGTGCCCAGGACATTGGGCGCGGCACTGTCGTGGTGGCGTCGTCCCTTGTCTACGCGCCTGTGATCCACAGCGGCTGGCCTGCGCACAACATCAGCGCGCAGCCGTTCCTGGTGGACGCACTCACGAACAGTCAGCCGCTGGTCGTGGCTGACCTGACACGGCAGACACAGACAGCGTTAGGGAAGGTGCACGGTGCGT